CCACCGCCGTAGCTATAAGTTTTCCGATGGTTGAATCATTGTTGGCCGAGATACTTGCAACATGTTCAATGTCTGCCACGCTCTTAACTGGTTGTGACATCTTTTTTAAGTTGTCTACCACTTCCCTAGCAGCCAAATCGATGCCACGTTGTAGCTCGATAGGAGAAATACCGGATGCAATGAATCGCTGGGATTCGCGCAAGATGGCTCGCGCAAGGACCGTGGAAGTTGTGGTTCCGTCTCCTGCTTCGTTGTTCGTTTCAATAGCCGCTTGACGTAAGATTTGAGCGCCTGCATTTTCAAATGGATCCTCTAGTGCTACAAAATGTGCAACCGTAACACCATCCTTAGTGATGAATGGTTGCTTACCTTTTTCCTTAAGCAGAACATTGCGACCTTTCGGTCCAAGTGTTGACGCTACGTTATCTGCCAGTACGTTAGCGCCCTTAATAATCTTTTGTTGAAGAGTTTGATTGTCATCATATTCTCTACTCATTAGTCCCTCATGGTTAGATTTATATTATAATCCCTGAATGGTTTTTTGTCAAGTTTATTCTGCGGCTTTTTGTTCAATTGCTTCTTCAGGAATAACATCGTTAACCGCATCCCTAAGTTTTGTGGCATTTGTTTTAGCCTCAACGCCTTGTGATTTATCTCCAGCGATGAAATAACTATTGATATTGTCTGTCAGATCTCCCAACGCATTAAAGATATTAACAAGGCTTTGGTTTAGGGTTCTCGTATATTCCACCGCCTTGGCTTCGATCTTATCAGCGTTTAGATCTAGTGTTCCCTTATAACCTTTAGAATATTCCTTTTTGGTGATTGACCATTGGGCGCCACCAGCAACTTTGCTTCCGTAGCCTTTGGTTTGCTTGAGTGCGGCAAAAACATCACGATTAATCGAGGCTTGATCGGTGCTTTCTCCAAATTTAGCCATAATATCTCTATGTTGCTCGGGCGTATATAGCTTCAACGCAGAGGGCGCTAGTACATCTCGCATCTCGCCAGTTTTCTGAAACTTAAGAATAGTTTCGCCCTTTTCTATAGTAATCTTATCAGTAATTTCGGCGCCGGCTGGCGAACCATCAGGTAGTCTGAATTTGTGCTTGCCTCGGGCAGCGACTGGTGCGTTGTCACCAAACATATTTTTCTCTGGAGAGATTGTTGTTTTTCTAGCAGTTTGTACAGGCACATATCCCCACATTGGCACTTCTTTTGGCGCTCCAATCATCTGCATAAAGTTTTCGCGTGTCAATTCAAATTCATAGAAATGCAGTCTACCTGTCGCGACATTCTTGCCCTCTTTGTCCTTCTTGCCTTCTTTAATAACAACCAAGTATACAACCGAGTCAGACTTACGCTGGGGTGCAGGGTCGAGAAAGAAATCAACCAAGTTCTTAAAGGATCCGTGCACGACACCATCCTGTCTCAGAACCTTAAGACTATAGGGCACAATATCCCAGTTAGGCTCTGCATCAGGATTCTTAGATTGAGCTTTAAGTTGGACAAAAAGCTGGTTGTCCTCAATTGGGAGAGAGCCCTTTGCGCCAACCTGCTCGGGATCATCTACTTGGATTGAAGTACCCCCAAACAAAGCAGCAAGGAAAGCTTCAAAAAGAAAGCCGCTCACTGATGCGCCGTAATCGTTAATGATGCTAGCAAATGTATCCAAGAAGATTAAGTAAGACATAATCTTAGAAATGTCTCCTCCAAGTTCAGCTGGAGGATTATTTACAAAGTTGTTAACGCTTTGAATTTTATCTTCGACGGTGCCACCTTCAATTTGAGATAACAGAGACTCCATAACTTGCCTGTCTACATTATCTGGGCTGCCCCAAGCCTCTGTAATTTTGATGACTGGGCGTCGGATTGTCTGTACGTCTTCATCATTTTCGTCCTCGCCAGTAATGTCAATAACATCTTCTTCTTCGGTCAAAGAGTATCCAGCTGTCTTTATGTGCGCGGCGTTGAGCGAGTTCATAGTCTGCTCAATCATCTCCATTAATAATTTGGGCGTAAGTTCTGTAACTTTTTCTACAGGTTTCTCTCTCACCTCAATAAACATATCTTTAATGTAATCTGACATTTCTTAATTCCTATACAATAATATCTGCAATTCCAAGTTGAACTGCCTCTGTCGCAGATAGATAAACATTAACATTGCGGTTTAACATTTCTTTTATATCACCCTCAGTCATGTTAGTTTCAGCAGCCAAGCAGCTTGTGTACATGTCTTGAAGATCTTGAATCGCTTCAAGCTCGTTTGTCAAGTCATGAAGGGCTCCTGCGTTACCAGCGGCCACCGAGTGTATCATAACCCGGCAGTTCTTTGCAATACGGCGTTTGCCCTTTGTGCCACCTGCCAACAGCAGAACGCCTGCCGACATTACCTTGCCTAACCCAAGAGTGTGGATTTCTGAGGTCTGGCGAATGCCGCGCATAATATCATAAAGAGCAAACATATCGTCTGCGCTGCCGCCGTATGTGGATAGATAAAATTCAATGGGCTTTTTCTTCTCCGGATCTTTTTGCAACTTATTCATTTCATTTAAGTAAAGCATAGCGTGAATAATTTCTGCCACCTTTTCTTCATGGACATCGCAAAACATGCCAATAATTCTTAAATCTGGCTCTGGCGTACCGCCGCCCAGTGCCGATGGGTCAAGTAAAACTATTTTTTGTTCATCATCTGCCGATGTGATTTTGTCTAGAATTTTCTTTATCATTTTTTTCCTAAATTAAAAAAATTAACCATAAAGCCTTTGTTATCCTCCAAATACTTCATCCCTGAAGTCCAATCGTCAAAATCAACAATTGGATCATAAAAATCAGGGTGCAAATCTAGCAATTGATTGATCGCGTTAACTTTATATTCCTTAATTTCGTTGTTAAAAGATCTTCTCACGTCTTTAAGATCCTTATCGCTAGCACCAGCCTCTCTTAACTGTCTAAGTTTAGTTGTGTGCGAGTAATAAAGGTTCTCGATTGATTTAGTTAAAAGACCCAAACTAACTAGTTGCGACACACGTATTAAACCAATGCTTATTTTAACAGAGCGAAAGAAATAAAACGTTTTATGAGTCATATACCCAAATATAAAAACTAAAACGTACATCCACCATGGACCCATGTATCCTCCAAAAAATTAACCACTGAGGTTATCAGTGGTTAATGTATCATATAGAATTGTTTTTGTCAAGCTACTTGTTAGTAAGTCTCTTCATAATTCGTTCGGCCAACTGATCAACCATTTGCTCGCGGTTATTTTCAGCTTGAAGTCTTGCAGCTACACGCTTAGCCACTTCGTTAACAATCTCCTCGTCCATACCTCTGTATGCACGTCCAGCAGACTTAGGTGCGCCGGATCGTCTCTTAGCCTTCTCGCCCTTACCGGCACCAGCACCAGAGGCCATTGAATCTTCTTCTTCCTCATCGGGGGCGCCAAACTTACGTCCAGGGCCTTTATCCATTTTAGCCATCTTGTCGCGACGGGCTCTCATGTCGTCGGCTCGGCGCTCATCGAGTTCCTCTTCTTCACTCAAACCTTTTCTGCCCTCATCGCCGGCTTCTTTTTCAGCTTCATCGCGCTCTCTCTGACGATCGCGCTTCTTTCTCATACGTTCAGCATCGCGCTCTTCCATCATGGGCTCTTCTTCTTCGCCACCCAGATCCATCGCTGGCTCTTCGCCACCCAGATCCATGTCCATGTCTTCTTCGTCACCGGGCTCTTCGGAAACATCAGCTTCCTCACCTGTGACTTCTTCAATAGCTCGCTCAAGCGCAGACATGAAATCGTCCATAGAGACCATCTCACCACCGCCGGCGCCGGCGTCCATATCCATGTCCATGTCCATCTCTTCGTCGCCCATGTCTTCATCGCCCATTTCGGCATCCATTTCGACATCCATTTCAGCACCTGCATCATCATCGCGCTGGCCGGGCATGGGCATTCCCATCTCGCTAAGACGCTCCTGACCAATAGGGCGCAGATTTGCGAGCTTCATAAACTGGCGAATCTCGCCTTCTGTTAGTAGTTTCTTACGAGCCATAGTTAATTCTCCTTGTTTAATTACATAAACTCAAAAATAAATAGTAACATCTTTCTATAATAACCTCAAAATCGAAAACAACCTATTAAATTTAAAGACTTGAGCTTTTTGAGGGCTTTTGATTCAATTTGCTTGATTCTTGCGAAGGAGAGATGCTCTCTCTCGGCTACCTCTCTGAGAGTCATGGGCCCATTTTCATAAACAGAAACCAGAGTACAATTATATTCATCAGGATAATCCTGCCATAGTCTGCATTCTGTGTCTTTGCATTGTTTCTTTCTTTTCATACATCTACGAGCGCACGCACGTAAGCCATCCTCTTTCATAACTCGGGGTGCTCCTCTTCAATTAAATCAAATATATTTTCTATCTCTCCATCATTCAATCCAAAATCTTCCATTTTCTGCTTTCCTTTGTCTCTCAACTGCTTTGATTTTGCTTTCTTCTTTTTGTTCTGCGGCTTCATATCGTCAATGTAGCTTTGTATGCGCTCGTCGCCATCAAGATAACCAGCGATAATAGCGCGAAAGAACTTTGACTGGGTTACACCATCATGCCGCAACTTTAAGATAAGCTTGGCGTGCTGGTGTGTGTTCTCGACAAACGCAACCTTCTTGTCCAAATGAGGATTGGCTACGTCATCGGACATTACCAAGCCCTCGTATTGATGTGAGTGCGACTCTCTGACAAGCCAGATGTGGTCTGTTCAACAAACTGTGCTTTAGTTTGAAGCTCTCTCAATGTGCGGGCGCCAGTATATGAAAAACCAGAGCGAATACCTTTTTCTAAATCTTCAAGTATAATACCAACAGGGCCACGATGTGGAACGCGGGTAGCCACACCCTCAAAAGAGGAATACTTTCCACGCCATTCTACTTGGGCCTCCTTAGAGGCCATTCCGCGATAAGTTTTCCACCGGTCACCCTTGGCACCCATAAATACTTCTCCAGGCGTCTCGGTGGTTCCTGCGAGTAAAGAGCCGACCATTACTGCATCAGCACCTGCGGCCAGTGCTTTGACCATATCGCCTGAGTTCTTGATGCCTCCGTCTGCGATAATTTTAACGTCTCTGTCTGTCTTAGCGCACTCGATGATTGTCTGTAATCCTGGCAATCCGTGACCAGTCTGTATGCGAGTAGAGCAGATAGAGCCGCCGCCAATGTTGCAGCGCACAGAGTCAGCGCCCCAGTCTGCAAGATCGTTGATGCCTTGAAGAGTTGCTACGTTTCCTGCCATAAGGTGATAATCGTTACCAAACAACTTCCTAAGCTCGCGCAGCGCCTCCTTCATCATAATATGGTGACCATGAGCAACGTCCACGCACAAAAAATCTGCGCCGGCCTCTACCAATGCGCCGGCACGATCAAGATAGTCGCCCGAGACACCAATGGCCGCACCAACAATACGCGGCGAACTAACTTTGTGAAGCTCGTTAACTTGTTCTTGGGCTGTGTTATATCTATGGATAATGGCACATGCACCATGGTTGATCATGGCACTGGCCATGGCGCTCTCTGATATTGTGTCCATCGGAGAGGCAAGAACTGGCAACTGAAGCAACACGCCCTTTCCTAAATCGGTAGATATATCAATTTCACTTCGCGAACGAATGTCTGAGTATTGGGGCTTTAACAATACGTCATCATATGAAAGGGTCTTATTCATCTTGCTGCCCTCGCAATAAATTTTTGTATATCTTGTTCTGTGTACCATGTTTGCGGATCGGGGTCAGCTGGTTCTTGTAATATGTCAACTCTCTTATTTTTTCCCGTGTGAATTGCACAAATAGACGGCGTGCCATCAACTTTAATATGATCACTTAAATCTGGTGCATCTCCAATATTAAACGCAAAAAAATACAAACCTTCCTTATCTTTATGTGCTTGTGAAACTCTCTCGTATGTAAACTTAAGTGCGTGACATAAGTGACATCCGTTTGAATAAAACTTAACTACGCAAACTGCATCTTCTCCAACATCACCTTTCAATAATTGCAATAAGGTATCTTTTGAAATTCTTTCAACCATTGATTCTTTCCTCCTTAAATCTGTCTATAATTTCAATTGCGGTGTCCCAACAATTTGGACAATAAAGCCTTACCGTATTTTTATCCTGCACAACCACGCTCCATGTCTTAACCATTTCATGATTTTTCTTATCAAATGGCGTAGTGCATGCCAAACATTTGTCTGGCAACTGGTCAAACTGGAAAATTTTTTCGGCGAGTTTTTGCGAGTTTTCTTTACCCACTTTCTTCTCCATGGCGCGCCGCTGCTTGCGATTCATTTGTTCATCGCTCCAAAAATTTGCGGGCCACTGCCGCCAAACACTACAACCGCCGATGGGAATGGAGCGCTATTGACGCTTCCACCAAACTTTAAACGGCCCTTGAGAAAATACACCTCGTTGGCTTTCATCACATAACTATGCCAATACTTTGTGTCTGTACGCGCTGGAATAAGCATAACCACCTTGGAAACTCCATCCTTAGCAGTATTATATGCTTTCTGAATCCATTTGTCAATACCCCTTCCGTAAGGAGGGTTGACAAAGGATACATGCCCAGACCAGTCTTTCGATAAGCCATCTTCTGCCTCAGTGTAGAAGTTGGCGCACTTTGTGTTGTGTGGATTCGCACATGGATCCAAATCAAATGGCCCGAAGCGCCAGTTGAGCTTGTCAAAAAACTCTTGAGGGGTTGCCCACTCACCTGTCTTTGAACTAAACATTGTCTTTTGTGTTTCTTTATTCACTTTAACTCCTTTTTACAATTAACAATTCGTGTGATTCTTTTTTAGTCTCGCCAGTCTCTTTGCGATTCTTGCCTATGCGAGTCTCTCCAAGCGACATTGAGTAATGCCAAGAGGGCTCTAGTATTTCAAAATCTGAATACCAATTCCTAACGACTTCACAATCATTATAAGACAAAACAAAGTCGCCTTGATGATTCAAAAGCAAGTCTCTTAATTTAACATGATCAAAGTTATCATGATGCACAGGAATGTTTCGCATAGGATATATGCCTGAAAACATCTTGTTGTCTCTGTCGGGAGAAAGATAGTACGGCGGGTCAAGATAAAGAAAATCAGTTGAGTTGTTTTCTATCACCGCTTGAAAATCCGAATGCTTAACGGTCAAGTTTGGACAACTGAACGATTTTACCCTGGCGATCGTTTTGTCCCACTTGTCTTGTTTCATGTAGATTTTTGATGGCCAACCTAAGAAACCAGGACCATACGAGCAATTATGATTAAAGTAATAATACGCTGCGGCCTTAACATCGGGCAAGGTAATTACCTCGCGCCTGTAGTGATCCGATTTCCAGTCGTTCAGCATATCTTGGACTTCAGAGGTACACATTAGAACCTCCTTCACTATCTTATAGGCACTAGCGGTTGGCTCTATTCTCTCCAATTCGCGAGCTAACTCATCGGGCTTTTGAAGAAGTACGTTCCAAAAGTTTACCAGCGTTGCAAAAATATCATAGCCAACCACAGTTTTGCCTGCGGATGCCCAATGCACCTCAAGAGATCCACCACCGATAAACGGAGACACTATCTTTTCGTAAGGCTCGACTAAAGGCGATATCTTGGCTAGTGCCTTTGATTTGCCGCCAGCATATCGTAGAATGGTCTTTTGGGGCTTCATGCGATATAGTGCCTCAAGTTTGCTTTAAGTACCTCGATAAATTCACGACCCTTTGAGCCACCATGGGCACCTAGAACGAACGACTTCTTCTTAGAACGATACTCGTAGGTAAGAAGCTGCTTTTTAGAATTGCCACTAACAAAGTCTCCCTTAAGGCGGCCAGTATGCAACAAGCGCCACTCAATACGCTCACAGATAAAGTTAACCACGTCATCCATGTTGAAAAATACATGCTTTCCATCATCATATGAGTATGCCATAACATCACCTTTCTTAAGATACTTGTTCCAAAAACTCGGAGTCTTGAGAAAGTTTACCTGCTCTGCAAAAGAAACGCCATGATCTACGCATGTGGGACCATGACTTAGAATACGATATCTTTCCTTGTCCGTGAGTTCTGGCAAATTGCCTAGATGAATCTGGATCGTATTACCGCCCTTTACCGATACGCTTCGTGAAGACGAGCCAATATGACTATGCAGCTCTTCAAGAATCTCGTGACCTTCGCGGATCTCGCAATCTGCTGAGGCACCAGAGTGGTTGATATCATCGTCTTCATATCCGTAAACGCGATTAAACTCTCTTTCTCTGGCATGGCCTCGTCGCTTTACTTGACTAGCTTGCTTAGATGACATTGCATGTCGGCTCATTTGTCTGTGCTCCCTAGGGCTCCTGTGCCCCTGTTGCTAATTGTTTTAGGGTACTCATATAGTGTGCCCTCTGTATTTTCTTGCGGCTGGAAGTGTACAACCGGCATCATTACCAGTTGCGCGATCTTGTCGCCGTCTTGGATGACGCGAGTATCGCGCCCAACGTTATGGACATTGATGAACACTTCTCCATCGTAGCCCGAGTCAATCACACAAGCACCAACCACCAAGTTTAACTTGGCTGCCACGCTTGAACGATTCTTTACCTCCAGCATATAGCCGTGAGGCACACCAAAGCGCAAGCCAGTTGGCACCAGAGCGCTCTGGTTAGGGTGAACTGCGATAATCTCTCCCGGCTCCTTTGTTGAGTAGAACACATCTAGCCCAGCGTCCGATGGGTTCGCACGCTGTGGGCTGTGTGCATCTTCTCGCGTCTTGGTATATTCGATAATCACTCTTCTTCTCCCGAAAACATGTTGAAGTTCTCAACAACCTCGTCAATGTTTACCTTGCCCTTGTAAAGACGATATGCCTTCACAGCGGCTCGGATCTCGTCAGTGTTGAGCCATCCGTTCTCACGGAACTCAGAACGAAGCTCTCGCTTCTGCTCCTTGTAGGGCTCGATACAATCTTCAATCGCCTTCAAGGAACGAATGTATTCCTTGACATAGCGCTTTCTTTCTTCATTTGTTGCAGCCATTATCCCTCCTATTGGATACTTTATAAGTGTAGCAAAATGGCGGATGCCTGTCAACGATTATTTATAAATTAATGCCAAAAAGTTGTTGAACGAATTGACGGATGACATTATCTTTTTGCTCTTCAGTGTCAGCTTCGGAGAAGATATAATTATACGTTCTTTTCTCGTTATCAATCTGCTGAGTAATATCATTCAATTTTGATTTCATCCATCTTGTTTGTTGATCATAGTTCTTTGGGAGCGGAATGTCAAGCCTCTCAGCAATATCAATCAGAATAAAATAATTCTTTTCTTTCAAAGCCGTGTTAGCGAGCTTAAAATCCTCTTCCATTGAACGCCTTTGCTTATAATTATGTTTTAGAGGATCTATCTTATCAGGATGGATTTTCATCGCGATACTTTTAAATAATTTTGAGAACAAGTTGTGGATAGCGATTTCATCCTCAGTCATTTGCACATCCTCGGTCTTTTCAGCGCTCATGGTAGAGGGCACTAAATCAGTACCGCTAGACTCAACTACAGGAACATCCCCTGATATTTCATCTTCAATTCCGTATGCTTGTTTTATTTCTTCTTGATGTTTTTGATTTAATTCATCTAATGATACATCACGTTTCTTTAAAAAAGATTCATAGTATTCTTGAAAATCGGGTGCTGTCTCTCTATTCATACTTTTTGTCAGAGAAAGTTCCTCTTTCAAAAACTTGTATTCATTAAGAGTTTTTTTCCACTTTAATTTTTGATAAACACCCATGTCTATAAGTAGAACTTTTTATTTGAACTCAAAGTCTACTTTAACATCAATTTTCATTTCTGGAATCTTTAACTTGTTTGCCAGTTTATGCCGTTTAGCTTCTTTCGCGTCAAGAAACCAGTCTGCATGTCCTTTTTCATGAACAATATCAAGAAAATAATTTTCTTCATGGCCACAATTGGAAGCCATCATTTTATACACCTTTTGATTTAGTCTCTCGACTTCTTTTGCATCAGCTTTGATCTCTTCGACTTTTCCCCACCCCATCGAACTAACATCGTGAATCATCACTGTAGCATCAGGGTCCATATACCTCATACCATCGAGGCCAAAGCTGAATAAAATAGCGCCACAAGACATGGCTTTGCCTTGCACAATCGTAGCTACCGGCAAAGTCGAGTGCTGGATGTCTGAGATCATAGACATAAGGCTATAAACCTGTCCTCCATAGCTATCAATAATAACGGGCACGACTGGCTGACCTGTGTTTTGAGCTTTCATCATTTGAGTTGAAAAATCCTTTGCGGAACTTTCATCAAACTTGTTAACGCGAATAATCACAGGAAGATTATCGTTTCTGAACTTCACCTCTTTAAGCAGAGGACTTGGTGTATAAATAATATTCATTTTTTATCCTAATAGTCTGAATGTTTTACCTACAGCGTAGGTTGAAAAGCCCCAGTTGTCGTCGTACTTTAAGCGAGCCATATATGGGCGATTCAAGTGAATGCGATCCTTTTCGGGCTTAATGCCCCAACACCGGATGCGGGTGAGTTCATTGTTGCTGTCAATAACTTCAACAATCCAATAGTTCTTTCCGTTCTTTGTTTTTCTCGGAGTAATCTTGCGCGGGATAAACCAGCACACCTGTAACTCCTGATCAAACTCAGAGATCGGAGGCACAAACTTATCTTGTAGTCTCTGCACTGTGTCGGGTCGAATAACCAAGTTAATCGGGAATACGCCAGTCAAATCAGTCTTAAACTGGATAATCTCCTCCTCGGTGAAGTCGCCCTCTGGTCGGTAAAGTTCCAAATTCTCAGAAAATCTCTTGGGATTTTTTGGGCGGTCCACGATACAGGCAGACCAAAAGTGTTTTCTGCCAGTGAATCGATCGTCTACAATGTCATCTAGCGCACCACCACGACAGAGAGCATCAAGTGCCTTCTTGTTTAGCTTGCTGTATACGATCTCTTCTCGGAACAACAGATCCTCTGCGTTAGTGAACGGACGATGGGCGAGCACTTGTTCAATGGCCTTCTCCCCCAGTCCCTTGATAGATGTGAGTGGCTGGATGAGCGTCTTCCCGTCTTCGCTGATCTCCCATACCTTCCCTGACTTGTTGATGTCCAGAGGCGCAATCTTAAAGCCGTACTTCTTCGCGATGTTGATTGCCTTTTCCTTTCTGCTCTCGGGCTCTTTGTCCAAGAACGCCGCCATCCACTCGGCAGGGTAGTAGTTGAACAGCCACGCACACTGGAACGAGATGATAGAATAACTGACTGCATGAGACTTGTTGAAGCCATAGCCTGAGAAGAACTCAAACTTGTCCCATAGGTCTTGGGCAGCGTCACGGGGTATACCCTTGTCAACACATCCTGTGATGAACTTCTTATGTAGCTTGCCTTTCACGCTGTTCTTTCCAGTCCCTTTCTTCGTCAAAACCTTCCGCAAAAGATTACCCTCGTCAAGAGTTAGACCACCCAGCTTGTGACCCAGCAGAGCAATCTGCTCTTGGAAAATCAGAAAGCCAAATGTCTCCTCTGTAATCTCGCGTGCCTCTTCCGATAGATAAGACACATAGTGCGGCTGTTCCTTGGCATCGATGTAGTCTGCATCCACGCCAGCCGACAGAGGACCAGGGCGGAAGATAGACGTGATAGCCGAGATGTCAATGATGCTGTTCGGCTTTGCCTTCGTGCAGAAGTTCTGTGCTCCGTGCTCTGTAAACTGGAAGACACCAGCCCACTTGCCTGGGTGAAAGATATTTTCATACACCTCTTGATCATTAAGATTTAACACATCAGGGTGCAGCTTCTCCATGTAGTAGTCTCGCACCTGTGCAAACGTTGGCTCTTCAACTCCGTGATGACGGCGCAGAATGTGATAGATTGCACCTTCCATCATCTTTAACGTAGACAGACCAAGCAAGTCAAACTTGATGAAGCCCATTGGCTCAAGGTGCCTGACGTTCTGACCCTCTGCCCACGGAGCCTGTCGCACACCACCAGAGTTAATCAGCGGCATGCTGCTATCTAGGTTCTCTGCGATAACCACGCCACCAGCGTGACGTGAGCACGACCGCACCTGACCAACAAGACCTTCAACGTGCGCCCTGACTGCTGGATACTTGGCGAGGTAGCTTTGTAGCGATGGGGAGAACTCCATCACCTCTTCCCACGTGGGCGCATAGATACCAGCCTTGATGCCGTGCTTCTTCTTTGCCTCGGGTGTAGCCTCGCGCATCATCACGCCAGTCACTCGGTTTGCCTCGGTGAACGGGATGTCATAGAGCTTGGAGATGTCTTTAATCAACGATCTCAACTGAAGTGTGTTCCAGTTAGAGATTGGAGCAACGCAGTCGGCACCCCACATCTCCACCAGCTTCTCCTTCAGAGCCATACTATCGGACACATCATAGTCAATATCTGGGTAGTCTGTAGCATCTGACCGCAAGAAGCGAGAGAACAGCAGACCATACTTGATAGGATCAACCTGCGTGATGCCCAGTGCATACGCCACCAGCGAACCAGCCGCAGAACCACGCCCAGGACCAGTCAGCATCATTGTGGACGCCACGTCAGCGATTGACTTCATGGTCAAGAAATACTTAGAGAAGCCTCGGTCATCAATAACATCTAGTTCGTGCTTAAGTCGCTGTACATACTCAGGGTTCTTATGTAGTTGTCGTTCCTTCAATCCCTCCAGCGCATACTGGACGAGTGCCTGTGTTGCCGTGTAGCCTGCTGGAACCACGAAGCTTGGGAGGCGCACCGTGTTGTCTGGAAAGAACTTTTCAATGCGGTCAAACGCAATACGATGCGACTCCTCAATGCTCTCGCGCACCAGCTCATCGTCGTATTCAAAGCCGCCCTCGGAAGCATACTTCTTATAGCTCTCCCACATCTGGTCGCCGTTCTTGGGATAAAGCTCGTAACCAACTTCTTCAACACCCTCGGGCAACTCAGACTCCATATAATCTGGCAGTCCTCCCTTGCCTAGCCAGCCAAGACGAGTGTATAGTTCTCTGTCTCGCCAAGCATCTGGGTTGGGATAGTGGCTGTCGGCTGTGCTAAGAAGTTTAACGTTGTGCTTCTGCGCTGTCTGGATAATGTATTGGTTCAGCTTGTGTTGATCCTCTACGTTGTTCCATTGAATCTCGGCATACCAGCGATCACCAAAGATATCTACCATCTTTTCAGTCGTCTCGCTCATCGCGTTAAGTACAGCCTCATCACCATCTTCGCGGTGCTCCCAGTAGTTTCCAGCATAGACCCCACCAAGACAAGCAGAGGCAGCGATGATGCCCTCGTTGTACTTCTTTAATAGCGCGTAATCAATGCGAGGATAGCGATAAAAGTTCTCTGGCTGGTAAGACTCGGACACCAGTTTGAAGAGGTTGTTGAGCCCTGTCTGGTTCTGTGCGAGTAGCACAAGGTGACGACGGCGGCGAAGGATTCCTTGGACCTTCTTGCTTGCGCCTTCGTCCTCAACAGTCGCGCCTGACTGCTCGTCCTTCTTGATAGAGCGTGCACGCTTCTTGTCTTCCATAGCCTTCTCATATTCCTCTCGCCACTCTTCCAGCGACGGGATGAAATACGCTTCGCAACCATAGATGGGCTTAAAGTCCTTGCCCTCTTCCTGCATCTTCTTGGCGTGCAGAACCTGATACGCTAGCCCGTTCATGTTTCCATGATCGGTGAGCGCCAATGCCTCTCCTCCATTCTCATAGCAAAAATCCATATGCGCCTGGGGATACCCAAGCGCATCAAAAATAGAACCTGCTACACTATGAGCATGAAGGCCCACAAACTTGATCTTCGATGTCTTTCGACTCATTCTTTCTCCCGGAAAATTTAATCCAAATACCCCATAGAATGGGGACTGCAATAGGGTGGAAGCACATTATCCAACTAATGGGTGCGCCCGTTAAGAACCAAGGATTGACGTTGTTTCCAAGCCAAATAAAGATTACAGGAAAGACAACATCTTCAACAATCTCCCATCCAATGAAAATTATCAAGAATGCTAGTCCGTGCTCTTTAAGAATGCTTTTAAAATGCGACCACTTAAAGTGATGTAGCTTATGGGTAATCCTATGCCACAAATTTTTAAGTATCTTCATTGCCTTCCTCGACCCTATATGGTATTTTAGCGTGTTTGTGAGCTGTTGTCAATGGGTGTTTTGGTTTTTCTACAATATTTCTTGAACCTAAATAGGCTCGGTAGTCATCCCACTTAGAGATATTGTAGTACCAATCAACGCTTTTTACGATCTTGTTTGTCTCGGATACTTTCTTGAATATCTTCTTCAGCGGGAACTGTCGTGCTGACCATCGCTCGTCGTATGGCAGTTTCTGCGTCGGGAAAGTTTGGCCTGGTAAACGGGGTAAATACTCCCGCGAGGTTGTTTGGTTTATGTGATTTCGGCATGCCTTAAAGTCTTCTCCATTAAATGTAAATGCTATAGGTAGTTCATCTTTGATGGTTTTACCATCGTAAGAAAGAAAAAAGTTCGCGTCCCGTGATGCAATTTCTAATCGATGTGTACGCAAAGAGGGCAAATCGTATGCAGACATTGGGAAAGAAACGTAATACTTTTCTGGTAAAACCCATTTTGATATTTTGGCTGCGACTAACCATGCGCTATATGCTCCATAAAGAATAGACCACCCATATGAATCACGTTTATCGCGGTCGTTAGGGTGGATAGGGACGTAATAAATAGGTATTTCTTTTCGGTTTTCCGATGGAAACATCGATTTTGTTTCATAATAAACTGGATCATAGATCCATTCCCCCACGGTGCTTTTGATAATTGGTGCTAAATCATTGTTGGCGACAATCCATATTGTCTGGCATCCAACCATAGCACACTCGTAAACTGACTTTTGAATAGCAGTAAAGCCTGCGTCAACAGGCATCATAACTTCTGGTAATTGTTGATTAAAATCAGTTTCTAAGCCGGCAACAGGTATAATGCCAGCCATGTGAATATGCTGCGGCATTACAAATACCTTAGAAATCTATCGTAGGTGGCGCAAGACTCTGCAAGATTCTTGAGTAAAGATTTTTCCGATACTCTCGGAAGCGATACCCGATCGTCTGCTGATACAACCTCCACTGGATCTCTGCGTTTTGTTCGTCTGATAGGTGTTGTGCGAAACTTATAGTGTTTCGGGTTTCCGTTTGTTGAGTAGCCATTTTGCCTTCCTTTCATGCCTCTCATCTCCATCTCGGAGATCATTTTGAATCTAGCCATAGTTTCGCTGTAGTCAAACTCGGACAACTGATCTTGCGTCAGAGTTGATACAGCGCACGCATCCTTGACGGGAGAGTTGCCGCACATACGATCCGATGAGTAGAACCAGATTTCCTTAACAAAATCATCGCCCACCCAAATGTAATCGATTTCGTGCTTGCCCCCGCTATTGAATGCAATCCAATCATAGCACGTGTAGGTTGGATTTGCAAGCTCTTTCTCTTTTACCAATCCAGAAATGTTATCGTCACCAAAATAAAAGCAATTACTAAAGTTTAACGTAGCTATCTTGGAGTATTCATTGGAGCAGATTAAATGCTCTCCATCAAATCTCATAGACGTGCAGAGATTTGCAAGCGGAACTTTGCCATCGAGATTCAGCAGAAATATCAGTCGCTCCCACAGAAGTTCTGCCCTCGAACCAACAACTTTAACGCCATTAGTTCTAGTAAGTTCTAGCACACCTGCCCTAGTAAGTTTAACGCACCCTAAGTTTGTATTCGGTTCAAGGAAGTCGAATCGAAAAGGACGGCGAGGCTGAGAAAAAATGATGGGTAGATTATTATTGAAGGCGAACAATGTCGCCTTTAAATCACTACCAATAACTATGTCTTCGTACTCTAGTATCAATCGTCCTTCACTTGCTCAAGGAGCTTAACGATGTCTAAGCCAGCGCAATCAATTTTGTTCTTGCTGACGTGATAGTGGCTAATGAATCCAGAGAAGCTACCATACTTAACATCTTGCTCATACTTTGTGGAGGTAGTGCCGAACTGACTCTTGGGCGTCTCGTATGGAATCTCGGCTGCTTTGTGTATCGCCTTCCACAGAGCCTTGAGTGCCTCAAGCTGAACAGGGTAGAAGTCTAGGTGCTCTCCTAACTTGTTGCCATGAACCCAAGCGTCATCAACCACGGGTCGTGGGCCGAATCCATTTCTCTCATACCAGTCTTGATACTTGGTGTAGTATGCGTTACTGATTTCGACACCAACCGATGCTCGGTTAACTCGCTCGGATCCTGCGTGCCATCCACCGTGCTGCATGTCGAGTGTTTGATAGATTGTGCCATCGTTGTCGATTAGAAAATGTACTGAAATACCACGCTTATCAAGCACGCTTTGGCAAGAACGCGAGGATAGACACACGTCCCAATGATTAACAAACAAACGAATATTACGTTTAGGGCGCCCAGAGTAGTCGTAGTATGTACCAGACTTAGCCTCTAATCCTCCCTCTTCTGACCAGAGCACCACCTTGTCCCATTCAATCGGAGTAAAGTTTCCCTGGTAAACAATGTAGTTTGAATACCGACAAGACTTAGGCTGGTAATCATCAATGTCTGCTTGTCTTTCAGTCCACAAACGACGAAAGGTTGCGGGGCCACATAAGCCATCGGCAGTTATTCCTTTATCCTTTTGCCATTTCTTGATGGCTCTCGTTAGTTTGTCGTCAAAATACTTTTCACCAAACCAAGTCGGATCCCATCCAAGCTTGGCTGCTGACGATTCATTGTAAAAGTTCTTGTCTATTGGCATTGCACATTGTTCCCATTTTATTTAATAATCCCCACTACATAATTATCAAGAACAACGTTTATTTTACTATTATTTATAGTAATTTCTTCAACCATTGATTTGTCTACAATGACAGATGTTCCAACACCGCCACACATTACTAGCTGATCTTTGAACCTAACGTCTGCGGCATACGCAACTACTTTTGCTGTTACGTGCCTCTCTTCTGTTGGCTTATAATCATCAGGCAGTACAAGGCTGCTTTCTGGTTTGGACTTGGGCTTTGGTAAGCTTATGTGAATATATCTATTGACTGGTTTAAACATTTCTACCTCATATTGTACAGCTATCGTTTGTGCAAAATTTAGATCCGCTTCCGCCTTCTTCAGTATCAAATCTCTGAATAGGTTGGATGTTTTTAACAAGCTTCTCGTATTGCTTTTTAGTAATTGGTTCATAGGGTGCTTGGGCATACCCAGTTTCCTCGTATTTTAGAAACGAAACTGCTTTAAGTCGAGTTTCGTACATCTCTAATGCATCTTTTAATTGGCTGGCCTCTTCAGGTTTAAAGGTAACCGTAATTGATACCGAGTTGTCTGCCCAATAATGTTGATACTGCGCTGCCATTTCCAATTGCTCCCACATCGAGACCGATCTCTTACCTTTTTGGAAATAAGGTTCATGGACAGGAAATTCAACACACACGGTATTGGGCGAATATTGATCTTCTTCCATATTATATCCTGCTTCTGCTAAAGTTTTAAGTAATTCTGAATCTTTTCCAAACCTGATCCGTCTAATATAATATTCATCCTCTGGGAAGTGAATACCGGGAGTTGAGCCATTTAGCAGAGACACAGTGCCGCTTGGCTTAATGCTGGTCATTCTGATAGACTTAGGGATACAAAGCCAGTTAGAATATTCCTGATCAAGTTGCTGAACATACTCATAGGCATTGTCGCACCAGTCTAGCATTTGGCGCTTGCCGTGCTTGTTAAACGCCTGCACAACACCAGACTGCGACAAGCCGATTCGTCTGTTTTTGAGCATCTTTGCATTAGTCTCCGGCCAGTGTGTATTGGACAGGGTAATGGTCTTGCCATACAGATACGCAATCTTTAGCGTTCTAAGGTAATCTTCGTAGTCGTCGTGCTTCGCCGGGAATGTCTCCACAAGACAGCACAACTCCGCATCCTCTAGTTGCTGCTCAACACAAGGATTAAAACCAGCAACGTTGATATCATCAAAGCGGGGGCCATCTTTAAAGCGCCCACGTGTGCGGGCATTATCTAGCCAGATGTACCCTGGCTCTCCATTCTTTTGTGACTGCTCTGCGTGCCAAGTATAGTCCATCCCCACCACAGCGTTAAAAGAGTTGTTTGATCCCCATCGGTGATGGTAAAGTTTCTCTTGATCGTTCTTCATCTCAAGATACTGACGATCGTCGTGCGCGCCCATCGCTAGCGCAGCTGAACGCCGCACATTGCCAGCAACCACACAGCGACCAATAAGGTTCTCTGTGTCCACAATGTCTACAGATGTGATAGGCTCGCCAACTTTAGCTGTATACAACTCCGTTAGATTATTGTGCAGCTCGATTAGTGGGCCGGCGCCAGAAGATGTACCGCCAAAGCCACGGATGGGGGCACCTTCGGGGCGAATCGCAGAGTAATCAAACTTAGGCACTTTGTTGCCAAAAAAGAAACCATCCAACAAGGTGTGTACTGAGTCAACCCAGCCTTCACGCGAGTCATCTATGACTAGTGTATCGTTGGTGTATTGGGGCTCTTTGATTGTAATGCTGTTCTCGCCCTCAGTATCAAAACCCACGCCAATGCCAACCATCAGCGCATCCATCATCCACGCGAATAGATAGCCACCCTTAGTTGCAAGATCGCGCGTCGAACGAAAAGCACAATTGAACAATCCTGCGGCTGTACGCTCTTCGATGAACTTAGTGCCCATCATCCACAGCCCTCGGCCAGGAGGGGTCCACTTAAGATTAAACAATCGATCGTATGCCTCCTTGGCTGTACGTTGTGCTTTGCTGTCATTCCATTCCAAGCCAAGCATAAAGACATGTTGTTTTTGCATGTTGAACATTCCCTCAACAACACGTCGGCAAGTTTGCCACCATTCTTCTGTACCGGTCGCATCAGGGTCAAATTCGTTCAGGCGCCTAGCATAAGTGCGCTTGAACGTAACGTATCCTAATGGACCCCAAGGCACTTCTTGCTGTTTGTAAGGTTCGATAAATGTGTCCGATAATCTAAATCTGCGGATATTCTCCAGTGTTCTCATTTGCGTTTTCCTTTTCGTAATTTAGTATATTTAGCTGATAGTAACTGCTTCTGTGCTGCCGGGTCCAGAGCCACAGGTGCAGTAACAACCTGAGTTTGCCCTTGTGTATTGGCGACGGGCGGCTTGGGTAGTATTTTAATTTTAACATTGGACGTGTCCATAAAAATAGGATACACCATTCCATCAGGCCCATTTCTGTTTTTGGCAATAAATATCTTGCCTTGATTGTTTTGCTTGTCCTCGATTGTGCGAGAGACTGAGAATATGAAGTCTGCCACAAAGCACTTGTTGAATGCTTCTGAAATCTGCTCCATTGTAATAACTTCCGCGCTCAATCCTGAGCGGTTTGTTTGTGATGCGGTCCAAATAGGACATTGAAACTCCGTAGATAATGCGCGTAGCTCTTCGTAAATAGATTCTAGTTCTGCTCGTTTCTCTTTTCTTACCGTTACTGGCTTTAAAAGATCTGCGTAATCTACAATCACCATACCGGGCTTGATGCCGCGCTTGATTAAACGAGATAAGTGTGCTCGGATTGTATTCGTAGATGCTGATTTGGTAGGATATTCTTTAATATAAAGCGAGCCATCTAGTTCTTTAATTTCTTCATAAATCTCATCTTTAAAGTTTTTAATATCAGTGAGTGGGTATCCTGTCAAGCAGCTATCATAGCGATTAGCAATTACGGTGTCTTGTAGTTCTAAAGTATAATGTATTACGGTTTTGCCCTCACGTAGTGCATTAGTGCCAAGATGAACCAGCAACATACTCTTACCGGCACCAGTGGGAGCAATCACAACTCCCAGCTCACTCTTTCCTAAACCACCACCAACGATTGCATCAATATCTTTCCAGCCCGTGCTCACAGGATTTCTATGCTTTATTTTAAAGCGCTCTTCAAAGTCAGCCATATAATCATAGCCAAAATTGTTTTCAGAGCCAAGTTTAAGTGAGTCATTAATGACCTTAGAAATCTCATCAAATGAGCAAGTCTGAAGCAGTCCAACAGATTTCATCATCGCTTCTTTGAGATTTTGTTTGCGACAAAAATCTAGCGATGTTTCTTTAATGTAATCATTATCTTGAAGTTCGCGAGTGTGCATACGAGCAAAATACTCGCGCACCATTTTTTGTGTTACTTCATCCTCACTATCTAATTCTGTGCGAACGATTGTAGTCATCGCATCAATTGAAGGGTGGGTGTTATATTTAGCTCTATATGTAAGAACTTTGCGTAGGAAAACTTGAAGATATTCAAGCTCCAAAAAGTTAGTGTCCAGCACCTCTGTGATCTGATCCGCAAATGGTCTATCCTCAAAGATAAGCTGAACAAGTCCTTCTTGAAAGGTTTTTCCGTACCTTCCAAAGTTTTCCTTTTCTGCTGTCATTAATGCCCTCTATGTGTTTTGTAATTATAGCTGATCTTTCCCGAATGTCAAGGTAAGATTAAAATTTATTAGTTTGCGCTGTCAACACATTCATAGTTGATCTTGTTCAGCTGTGACTTAAGATCTTCCCAGTTTAACTCACCAAATCCGTCTTCACGCATCATGCGAATTAGCTCTGTCCTGTTGAAATCACACTCAAAATTCTCTACTGCCTCTTGTGTAAACTGCTTTGCTTGAACAGACATTTGGGGCGCGTAAAGTTGCATCATTTTATAGTTATGTTCCACCAACTTTTTATTCTCAATAACATTATTATAAAACTGAACGCGTGATCCTTTTGTGTTCTTGATACAATAGTCTAGAACGTCAGGAATGTTATAATCCTTATCCTCAGATAAAAATGGCAGGCGCTTTTGGATTGTCTTAAGTCCTGCACCCTTAATACCGGGCAGATTATCAGACGCATCGCCAGCCATCGCACGTGCTAACGCCATGTTACGAGGATGCACACCAGTTGTCTCAACAATGCGCTTTGTGTTAAGCATCTCGTTAACAGTAGGGCGCCACAAAACTGTCTCGTCGTCGCACAACTGCATGAAATCTCTATCGTTTGACACAATAATCTTCTGCCAGCCGTCGTAATGCTTCATCTGCGTTACATAAGAGATGATGTCATCCGCCTCAATCTGTGGAATAAGAACTTGGATGATTGGCATCTCGTTCATATACTCGATGATGCGCTTCTGCTGCCACATCTTGTTGGCAAGTTCTTCGTCTTCCGTTAGGTTGCGGATAGCACGATTAAGACGGATAGGCTTTCTACCAGCCTTGTAGTTCTTATCCATAGTCTTGCGCTTGCGGGAACCATCAGGGCCATCCCACGCAATGATAATGTTGTCTGGCTTCGTCTCGCGAACCAGCTTCTGTAAAATCTTGATGAACCCCTTTAGTCCACCAATCGGTTGCCCGTTAGATGAAATAGATGGGTCAACAATATATGCGCGTAGGTATGCGTTTAGCGCG